GCAGATTATACTATCACAACTTGGCAGTCTATCTACAAACAACGTAAACCGTATTTCGAAAAGTTTGATGTTGTGGTTGGTGATGAGGCTCACCTGTTCAAAGCAAAGTCTTTGACCAATATTCTTGAAAAGACTCCACATATAAAATATAGATATGGGTTCACAGGTACGCTTGATGGCACTCAAACTCATAAGCTAGTTCTAGAGGGTCTATTTGGTCCCGTGTATCAGGTTACTAAGACTAAGGAACTCATGGATAACAACACACTAGCTGAGTTCAATATCAAATCACTTGTGCTGGGATATCCTGATGATATAAGAAAGCTAAATAAGAATAAGTCTTACCAAGAAGAAATTGATTGGATTGTTCGTAACGATAAACGCAATAAGTTCATTCGAAACTTGGCTTGGTCTCTTGAAGGGAATACTCTAATACTATTCCAGTTCGTTGAAAAGCACGGTATGGTACTAGCGCCTATGCTAGAAAAAGATGGAAAAACTGTACATTTTATTCATGGGGGAGTGAAGGCTAATGATAGAGAAGATGTTCGAAAGATTGCAGAGTCTAGTAGTGATAACATTATTCTGGCTAGTTATGGCACCTTCAGTACTGGTGTTAACATTAAGCGTCTTGATAGCATTATTTTTGCTAGTCCTTCTAAGTCTAAAATTCGCAATCTGCAGTCTATTGGTCGTGTGCTACGGAAAGGCAATGGTAAAGATAAAGCAACACTTTACGATATAGTGGATGATTTGCAATGGAAATCTAAAAAGAACTTTGCCGTACAGCATTTTATGGAGAGGGTAAAGATATACAGTGAAGAAGGGTTTGAGTTCAAAATCTACAACATTTATATAGGAGAATAGTTTGAACCTAATACACGTAAAACTAAAGAATGGTGATGATTTAATTGGTGTTCGTGACATTGAAGAAGCTAAAAGAATCAAAGATGGTGTTTGGATCATCTCGCCAATCCACGTGGAGATTCATCCTGTTCATGGCTTATGGGGGAAATCTTGGATGATGATGTCAGATGGCAATACTGTGAAAATAAACAGAAGCGACATTATGTACATAGCAAATGCTAATGAAAGAGCTAAAGAATGGTATCACACGTTTATGGATAAGCATGCTGAGAATGAGGCAGCACAGTCCTTGGATGACCATTTTGATGAATATGAGGACTTATTCACTACAATGCTTGATGCTAAAGCATCTACAAAGCATTAAATACACTATTTCATAATACCTTAAGAATCATTATACACACATTGTTTATCTTTGTCAAGACATTCTTTTGTCTTGACTTTCATATTCAAATGTATTATATTAGAAGAAATGCAACTCATGAGAAGGTGGGCAGATGGCAGTAAAGAAAAAAAGGAAGAACTATGTGAACAACGCAGAGTTCTATGAAGCTATGGTCGTGTATAAACGTGCTTGTGGTGAAGCAGAAGAGAGTGGTGATGATGCACCAAGGATACCAAACTATATTGGTGAGTGCATATATCAAATCGCTAATCGACTATCGTACAAGCCCAACTTTGTAAACTACTCATATAGAGATGACATGATTGCTGATGGATTGGAAAATGCTATTATGGCTATCAATAACTTCGATCCTGATAAGTCTAAAAACCCTTTTGCCTACTTCACACAGATTATTTACTATGCATTTCTAAGACGAATTCAAAAGGAAAAGAAACAACTCTACGTAAAACACAAAGTCATCGAAAACTCTATGATCAACGATACGTTGGTTGAAAGAGGCGCAGATGGCGGTAAGACAGGCGGTGCTGCATATGTTGATCTAGATAATGATTATATGTCAGACTTTGTTGAGAGTTATGAAGAATCGATGAGGAAGAAAAAAGAAAAAGCTAATGGAGAATAGATATGAAACCAATGCTACCTGTTATGGTAGAGGATTTGATCAAGAAAGTAACAGACTCCTCTACTCACCCTGAACGAAGACAATACTATGTGAAAACACTAGGTGACATCCGTGACGCAGCGGATGAGGCTATCAAGAAGTATGAAACAGATAGGAATTTCCGTAAATGAAAGTGGCAGTGATTACTGATACGCATTGGGGTGCTAGAAATGACCACCAAGCGTTTGCTCAGTATTTTATAAAATTTTATGATGAAGTATTCTTTCCTAAGATAGATGAACTAGGGATCAAGCACGTATTACACCTTGGAGACTTGACAGACCGCCGTAAGTATATCAACTTTGTGACTGCCAAGAATCTTGAAACTCACTTTATGAAACCACTTTATGATCGTGGTATTCGTTTAGATGTTGTCGCAGGTAACCACGATACGTTCTATAAGAACACAAACGAAATCAATAGTCTTAAACAACTTTATGGCACATCCAAGTATGATAATGTCAACATCATTTGGAATGACGCTGAAGATATTGTTTGGGATGATGGATGCTCAGTGCTGATGGTTCCTTGGATTTGCAATGAGAACCAAGAAGCAATTCAAGAAACTATGAATAAGACCAAGAGTCAAATTGTGATGGGTCACTTTGAGATTCAAGGTTATGAAATGATGAAAGGACAAATTAGTACACATGGATTGGATAAAAAGAACTTTAGTCGTTTTGACTCCGTATATTCTGGCCACTTTCACCAGCCTTCTAGTAATGATAATATTATCTACCTTGGTGCTCCTTATGAGATGAATTGGTCTGACTACGATGGGAAAAGAGGTTTTCATATCTTTGATACCGAAACACGTGAAATGGAGTTCATTCGTAATCCACTTCGTATGTTTCATAAGATATCATATGATGATACCGATATGACCATTGAAGATGTTGCTAACCTTGACACTTCGAACTTGACAAACACGTTCATAAAGGTTATAGTAAAGAATAGGGAGAACCCCTACATCTTTGATCTGTTCCTTGACAGATTGACTTCATCAGGTGCATCTGATATCAAAGTAGTTGAAGACCACCAGAACTTTGACAGTATTGATGAAAGTGAACTTGTGGATGAAGCACAGGATACTATGACTATCATAAAGCAGTATGTTGAGAATATGAAACTCAAGGGAGATAAATTGAAGATTGAAAAGGTTCTTCAAGAGTTATATAATGAGGCTATGAATTTATGATTTTATTCAAATCTGTGCGATTTAAAAACATTCTATCTACAGGGAATGTTTGGACCGAAGTACACCTAGATAGGGATAAGTCTACATTAGTTGTTGGTGAGAATGGCGCAGGTAAGTCTACTATGCTAGACGCACTTGCCTTTGCCTTATACGGTAAAGCATTTCGTAATATCAAGAAGCCACAACTAATCAACTCAATCAATCAGAAAGACTTACAAGTTGAGGTTGATCTAAAGATTGGGGCTAAAGACTATACTATCAAGCGTGGCATCAAACCAAACAAGTTTGAGATTTGGTGCAATGGTGAACTACTCAACCAAGACGCAGCGGCACGTGACTATCAATCATTTTTGGAAGAGAGCGTTCTAAAAATGAATTACAAGTCATTTGGGCAAGTGGTAGTATTGGGATCATCCACCTTTGTCCCTTTTATGCAGTTACGTGCTGCTGACCGTAGGTCAGTCATTGAAGATTTACTAGACATTCAAATATTTACAGTTATGAACAGTCTACTGAAAGAGCGTATCAGCGAAAACAAGGAAATGATAACTTCCATGAAGTATCGGATTGACTTGTTGGAGAACAAAGTTGAGGCAGCACAAGCACATAATGAATCTATTCGTCAAATCAAAGAGACTGAGGTGTCACGTCTAAAAGATAAGTTGAAAGAACAGATCATATTAATTGAAGGTGAGCAAGAAGCTGTGCAGACCCTTATGGCAGGTGTAAAGACTCTTACGGAAGGTATTTATGACAAGGATAAGATGAAAACTAACCTAGCGGAATTGGAGAAAATAAATGGTCAACTTTCCAACAAACTATCCAAGTTACAGAAGGACATCGATTTCTACGAACACCACGACAACTGTCCAACCTGTAAGCAAGGGATCGAACATGAATTCAAAGAAGAAACAACAAGAGCATCAAAAGACAAAATCTCAGAAATCGAAGAAGCTAAGGTCGAACTCACAAGTAGACTTGACCGTGTAGAGGATCGTCTGAAGGACATTGATGAGGTAGAAGCTAGTATCGCAGAAAAGAACCTTGAAATGTCGGAGCACAATGCAAGCTATAAGATAGCGATGAATATATGTAAACAAATTAAGATGGACCTTGAGAACGCAGAAAAAGAGGTTGAAGAGATTGACGATGCAGAGATTGATAAACTAAACAAAGACCTAAAGACTAAGCACAGAGAACAACAGATTGCTTTTGATGATAAGGAAACCTTTGGTACTATCGCATCTATGTTGCGTGATGGTGGGATCAAGACACGTATTGTAAAACAGTATGTGCCTATTATGAATAAGTTGAT